ATAATATATAACTTTTGGTCGATTGATTAAGTCCAATGTGTCTCATCTGAAGATCCATCAGGTAAGTGGGTTTATATGACTGTTGACGGTAGTACTTTCCTATCATCCAGTCCCCGGCTTTCAGGTGCCGCCATTCATTGCATAACTTTTTACAAATTGAATAAGGTATCAATTGGAAGGCTCCACCCGTGTGCGTGGTGTAATTGACATTATAACTATTCATATACCCTTTCCATAGTATCGGAGGTGCAAACTTGGGATCGAGCATCATATCGACCGGGGAACAGACGAAATTTCCCGGATTGAGTTCATGAAACCTGAGCATCTTTGCTATAATATCATCAGTGACGGTCTCAATGTCATTATCCAGTTTAAGGATATAGTCATAGCCTTTCAGTTGTCTCACCGCCTCTTTAAAAGCATAAGCGATGCCGTAGTTCTTTTCAAGTAGTATGTGATTATAGTCTTTTAACCACTCAACAGTTCCGTCAGTACTCCCATTATCAATAAACAGATGAAAATCAACGGCAGTCTTAAAGTTAAAACTTTCGACTGTCTTTTTAGTCAGTTCCAGACGGTCATATGTTATTGTTACGGCTGCTACTGTCATCTGTAAAAGAATAATTGTATTTTAAGCCACCACCTGCGAAACAGTGTTATTTTCTTAGGCTTATAAGCATAACACCATATGTTTTTTGTAGTTATTTGATTATTACATAAATTCAAACCCTCTACCTTAGACCATTGATCAAAAGCATATTCTTCAGTGCTGCTTTCAGGAGTTAAAAACAATTGTCCGTGTTCTATCTCTGCTTTCATAAATCATATCCCTTTCCAATGTTTGAATCCGGTATGTGCATGACATAATATTCCCCACCTTGTATCTTTGTGTAGTTTTTATTCTCTTTCAGTTGTTTAATGAAATAATAGTCATGTGCGTAACCGTTATGATCCCAACGATATTCAAGACTTCGCTTATGACAGATATTTGAGGTGCCATGCTTGCCCACCACTCGAATATCGCAGTTATTGACATACCATTCTTTAGTTTTAGGATAGTAGCGGATATCATCGAACCATACCCAGTCAAAACCGTTTAGACCATCAGATATATTCTTCAAATGATTCGATCCATATATATCATCCACATCCAGATAAAGAATGTAATCACCTTTTGCTACTTCTATGCCTGCATTGCGTGGTGCGCCGCTCCATGTCTTGGCCTTATCAATAGCAAATGTTTTTATTCTATCATCATTCATTGTTTTCATCAGTTCGATAGTCTTCTCACAACCATCGGCTACGACAACAACCTCCATATCGTTGAATGACTGAAAGAGAACAGAGTTGATAGCTCTGATGATCTTCCTCTCTCTATCCACTGCTGCTGTGCGATATTCCCCAAGAAACGATGGTATGATAATAGAAAATTTCATCTGTTAATAGTCTGGTAGTGGAAAATATTATATATTATTATCATTTACTGATAGTGTAGTGGAATATTTACTCAAAATACAGATAACCAGAAAATATACACGTCAAAGGATTGGTTCCCCACAATGGGTTAATCCCTTTAATCTCTATGTAATCACCTGCAACCAAACTGATGGCTAATGTTGCATTTGTAAACACCCTCTCCGATGCGCTTACCGATAGTGTGGCAATAAGCGTATCAGTTGTATTGTTTTTTCTTACATAAAGGCTCCATGACTCGTTTGATCCGGCTGTCCCTGAGTAACAATAAATCTCTGCTATCTTTAAAGTGCAGGTCTTACGAATATAAATCTTACTTTGCCCGGCAGTTGTCACTGGTGCTTTTGGCAACATCCCAAAATAGATTGTCTGCGAGTCGGTAGGGGAAGAAGTTAATGCCTGTACGTTTATTGCCATACCCAATCCTGCTGCTCCTCCCGCATGCGTGTGGGTAGCAATCTCTCCTATCAGTTTTGCTTCAATCTCTGACTTAGTAATATCGCTGTTTTTTTCTGCCGTTGATGGAGCATGAGCAGATCCTGCATGAGTAACTGCATTATCATAATCAGTCTTTAAAGCTGTTGTTAGAGCTGCTGTAATAGCGTCTAATGTAGTCTTATTTGTATGTGAATGATCTTGACTATTAGAGTGATCCAATGAATTACCATGCTTTAATGATATGGCACTCGCGATATCGGTATCTGCTTTAACTGTGGAAAGTGCAACGGCATTAGAAGGAGCATGACCAGATGTAACATGACTCTGGATATTTGAGTTAGCCGGTTCATACGCATGGGTGTGTCCTACATCAGATTTCCCGCTGATATCCTGATCATCCGAGTGCGGCATGTGATCATTTAGATGTATGTGACCAACGGGAGAGAAGTCATCAGGATCGTAGTCATCAAGGTCTATTTTGTTTGTATGTGAGTGTATCTTCGATATATCACCATCCGCAACCAGAGATTTTCCTGTAACCTTAACTACTAATCCCGATAAGTCCTGATCATCACTACCCGCTATGTGAATCTTCGATATCTCGGTATCTGACACTAATGATTTTCCTGTGACCTTATCAACCTTACCTGATAGATCAGGATCGGGTATCTGCGCAAGTATAATATCGATCTGTCCTTGAGAAAGCGTTCCAACACTTCCCGGCTCACCTTTTAACTCTGTTAATGGTATTAGGTCTATCCATATAGTGTCTGTTACATATCTCCATTGTAGATGAGTAGCAGACTTATTAAATTCCACATCCGCACCTCTGGTATTTACTGCTGTATAAAATGATGAATAGCATTGAGTATTACAGAAATATAGATCGTTTCTGAATAACATATACAGCTCATCTCTATCTTGACCACAAACTTGACAGTTTCTCATATCTTATGATTCTAACCAACCTCTAATTGACGATGTTAATATAGTTGACGACTGACCGCAGTTAGCCGAAATCTTAATATCAGTATGTGCGATAAACACCAATGGCACGTGAAACTCTCTCGTGTACATTTGATCAACCAGATTCAATTCAGCATAAGGCATAAAGAATAAACCTGCTGTGAGTAATCCGGGTAATTTATCATCGTATGTTGCCCGTAATGTAAACGTGCAAGTATTTCCCGTTGTAGACGCTTTTGTAACTCCACACGCCATTGATGTGAGAAATAATGTCTTCCCATCAGGTACAGTATAAATAGAGTTCCTGGCTCTCGTGTGCCCTGCCACTATACATGAATAGATAATAGTTGTTACTGTCTTATTACGAACATCAATCTTTCCTGCTGCCTGATACAGTGTTGTTGTTGCACCAAAGTCTAATACCCGGACATTGTTAATTCGGAATATATCTGATACGGAAGTTAATACTCCCGCCGTCCCTGTTAAAATTACATCCGTTGTTGCTTCGGTATAATCACTCTTTAGATAATAAATCCTTATAGTTTTTGCTCCACTACCGGCTGCCAAATCCTGTGCGGAAGATGAGATACATTCCATCTGTTGCGCTGCTGCCGGGAATACATAAGAGAGAGAATTACCATAAACATCCGATGGTCCTGTTGGTGCAAGTGGTGAATAACCTAACTTTGAAAATTGAGCGTGATTTGCCACATCACCCTCACCAACCGCAATAAGATAGTCCCTTGACGTGAGTGTATTGTTCTCCATTAATAACCCACGAGCTATCCCGGCAGAATCTATAATTTTAATTGCTCCAAAATTACTCATATTATGATCCATTTATTAGCCGCATAGTCTTTTATGACCATACAACTACCGTTATATAATACCTGACTTGTCTCTCCATCAATAGTATCTGCACCATTGGGAGTAACTGTTATATTCCCGATATTGATATTTGCTATCTGCAACACCCGATTTGATCCCGATGCAGCCAGTAGATTCACAGTCATAGCAGTTGTTTTGTTACATACTATCAGTCCATCACCTGATAGTTCTGTTGTGGTAGCTGTAACAACTCTCGTAGTGCCTATCAGTTGAAAGGCAGAAGCATGATAGCCATCGAGCTTATCACTATTCGAGTTTGGTGCTGCGGCATCATATCCTGCGTAACGTCCCATAGTTAAAAGGCCGGCACAACCGGTTCAGGTGTTTCATCTTTAATAATCTGCACATACTCCTCAGTCTTTGCTTTTACCAACTCAAGAATCTTATCATAAGCAAGATCGAACAGCCACGGGTCTTGATACTGTGACTCCAACTCCTGGAAGATGCTCTCGAAGTTCTCCCATAGCGTGCGGTTGTAAAGCGGTACGTTGTTCTGGGAGATAATAAACCGGATGTCGGCCTCAGTGTATCCCCTGAATGGATTGATTAGGTTTTTAATCCTTATCTCTTTTAGCGCATCCGGTCTATCACTGTATAGAATCTCATTAATGTCATCCTCGATAGCTGCAATAGTAGATGTCGATGCTCCTGCATCCTTTGCAGTCTTTAGCTCTGTCATCAGTTCCGAGAGTCCTTTCATCTTCAGGTCAAACGGAAACTTATACTGCACCTCCAGACCGTCTGATAGATCGGTAAATGTGGCAATATCCTTCACGGTGAACTCCCATAATGAGGAATACTGCCTAGTGAAAGGATAAAGGGTATCGTTCATGTTATCTGTCTCAAGAATCTTCTCCGTAGCTGTCACCGATACCTCCTCACGGGTGAACAGATCGGCATTGAACATCATCGCATGGACGGACTTTTTAAGGTATTCGATATATTCTTTCTGGAAGGACAAGAGTTCAATAGGCGGCATCTTATATGCCATCATCTGCTCCAGGTCAATCATCTCTGCCGGGTCACGTGGTAACTCCAGTGTGATGATATCCATTGTACCTCTGTGAAATGACTGTTTACCTGTACCATAACATTCTCCGCATTTACCTGATCCATCCAATAGTTGTCCTTTATTACATCCTGGATTCTTACACGGTGATACATAAGCGAACCTCTGTGGGAATGCTGTCATTGCAGTTGACAAATCCAGTTCTGAGTCAATCTTTAGTGTCTTCTCAAGATATGCCAATACGTTATGAAATAACGAAATAAATGTTCTGCCTTTTGTTTCCGTGTCATGTATGAACCCGAACCGCATTGCAGGAACCTTCTCATTCTGGGGTTCGAAGTAGACAATAGCATAGAATTTCTTCTCTATCTCAATAACCTCAGTGAGATATTTCTGATCCTCTGCTACTTGAGTTATCTCAATAGTATCCATACCAAGATACATCGTATATTTGAATCCAGGTTGAGGAGTGCCTTTGTCAAGATATTTTATTGGTAGTTGAACTATTAAATAATCAAGTATCTCGTTATGATACTCGAACATTATCACCTCAGTAGATGTAGCCACAAATGGATAAGGACTCGCTTTCTCAATCATAGGATCGAATGTTGCAAACTCCGTTATCAGAAAAGCATTTGGATCAGTATAGTTATAATCAATATAAGCATACTCAAAATATTTCTCAAGGGACTTATCACCCCAGTACTTTGCAATAAACTCCTCCAACTCTATCTTTTTACTCTCCGAATCTCCTTCATATTCGATCTTACGCACAATCGGCTGTTTCCTTGATGCTTTCTGAAAAGGCAACTTTGTAGAGTTAAGTATTGCCGGACAGACCGATTTTGTTATGTTCTTACGTTGCTCAAACTCCTCATCCGACTCACGGGTGATGATCTGTGCCAGCATCTTATCAATACCCTGACCGGTCACTAACCGGAAATATTTCAATGCCAGATCATTCACCCTCACATAATCCTGGTGCTTCTTGTTGTTCTTGACAACCTCTATTAACACCTCCAAACCATTAACTTTGTCCATTTTTGTTTGTTTTACCCGTAAATTCGTTATTAACTATTAATTTAGTTTACTGTTTAAAAGTATTATCCCACTCTTTTTATTTAACTTCTCATATTCCTTCTTCATATCCCTGACCTTAATTCTTAAAGCATTCGACAATACAACTTTATAATGTGCTTCCGCTAAATCGTTTTTCTTAATGAACCGCACCCATTCATCAAACGTGTCAATCAACTCATCCTGTGCCTTTATGATTCTGTTTGCGAGGTTGATTTTATCTCTATCCATTATAGTAAGATTTAAAGAGTTCTGTCATAATATAGTCCATCCCATCGCTTAGATGCCCGTATTTCTGATATTTCTCCCCTGATTCTCTGTCAGTAACAATATGCTTATCTTTTGTCCCGTCAAGAGCCTGTTTGAGATACATAAGATCACCAATAAGATACTTACAAGACTCATCAATAGCGATTCTGATAGGCAGTTTATCTTCAAACATCAGGTTAAGGAAATCCCTGCGCTTGACAATACTTGGATTTTTTGTTTGTGTGCGATCTGATCCATTAACTAAATAACCTCTGAGTTTAAACTCAACAATCTCATAATGATGTTTAAAGTCACGGTTCATAGTACTGCGCGCCTTCCCGGAAGCATCACCGTAATAGAATACACCCGTTTTGTGACTTGCATATCGCAAACTAAACTCTTCACAGACCTCTTCTGTTGAGTTCCGGGGGTTTGGCAGAGCAATCTCATCAACACAACTAATATACCAAATATCTCCTGTACCTGTTATCTGCCAAATCGATGCGGAGTTATAAGGTACAGTATTCTGGTCGAAAGATATATGAATAGGCAATGCGGGATTATACTTACATGGTTTAACATGTTTTAAGCGATTAAACGATGAGTAAAATTCTCCACCTGTTATAGCAAAAGGATTAGCATAGATAAGAGCTTTGCCACGTTCCTCAGTATTATTTGCTAGTACATTCTTTATATAGTTCTCGCCTACGTTATGAACATTATGATAAGTTGAACTGATAACTACTTTCTTATCACCAAATTCTTTTTCAAAATATGTTTTATCAGAATAAATCTTTGCGGAAATCTCATCTATATACTTTTCAAGTACAAACCAGGAATTAATCCAATCAACCTTTGCGGGAGAAGTAAGTATATAAAGCGGATTCCATTGTTCACTTAAAGTTCCTATATTCTTTAATTCACCATCAACTAGAAATATACCTGATTGCCTTAATCTGGAGATAATAACTTCTTTAATATCTTCTTCACGCGAGTCTTTTGTTTCATCAAGTATAGACCATCCGAATTCTTTCCCGGAATGCGCAATTGCATTATCTAAAGAGCCGGTAAATATCAAAGCGCCATTACAGAATGAGATTATATTCGTAAATCTATCAAAGTTACGTTTGCATTTAGTCCATTGCGATGGCGGTTCCTTGCCCGATACATAAGTTCCTGTTGGATTCTCTTTCGACCATTCAGTTATTCCTGTTGACTCCCAGTATTCCCTGATACGGAATAGAGTTGAGGTGTTGAGCTGATCAAAGGTGTTGGCTGCAATAAATCCACGAACAGAAGGAAAGCGTGAAATCAAATCTCTCGATATAACCCCTCCCAGATGTGTCTTTCCAGAACCAACACCAGCCAAAAATAGATTAATCCTTGCTATCGAAGTAAGAATTGCCATTTGAGGCTGGGAGATAATCTGTTCAATCACTTCCATTCTTGGTTCTTATTTGTATTGTCGGTAATGTTGGAAGATTAACATTATGATCTATTGCAGAATGATCACTCTGATCAAGATACTGCTTGCCAAGCCAGACTAACATTGTTTTGTCGCCTTCCATTGCTATCTGGAATTGTTTTGCTCTGAGTAATTCTTTCCCCTCTCCCTTTTTAATAGCAGAATACTCCACAAATTCCACTCCATTATCTAATTTGCATCGACTGTATAATGTGTTCTCGTGAATACCCAATAGAGATGCAATCCCAGTTCCAGAACATTGAGATTGTAAATATTTATTTACTTTACTCCAATCAATATCAACTTTCTTTGCTGACATATAATACTCCATTCTTTTTAATCACAATTTCAGGATCAAGTTTTCGCATCCTGTCTATTATTACCTGACA